CGAATTAACACCCGAAGTGCATTACAATGGCTTCCATAACGAACGAGAACTAATTGAAGACGACGACTGCGAGGCATGCAAACTATGAGCAAACAACAATACAACTTAAACACAAAGACAGACTATCTAAATCGCAAGATGTTTCTGGATCCATCGGGCCCGGTTACCATTCAACGATTTGAAGAAGTAAAATATAAAAAGATCGCAGACTTTGAAACAACAGCACGTGGCTTCTTTTGGGTCCCAGAGGAGATTAGCCTAACTAAAGATGCTAACGACTTCAAAGATGCTAGTGATGCAGTCAAGCACATCTTTACTAGTAACTTGCTACGTCAAACTGCCTTAGACAGTTTACAAGGACGTGGCCCTAGCCAAGTGTTTGCTCCAATTATTAGTTTGCCAGAACTAGAAGCATTGGTATACAACTGGACATTCTTCGAAACAAACATCCACAGTCGTAGTTACAGCCACATCATCCGCAACATCTACAATGTGCCAAAAGAAGTGTTTAACACGATCCATGACACTAAAGAAATTGTAGAGATGGCTAGTAGTGTTGGGGAATACTACGACAAGTTACATAGAATTAACTGCCGTAAAGAACTAGGTGAAGCAGTTACTGAGAAAGAACATGTCAAAGCAATCTACATGGCTCTGCATGCTAGCTATGCGTTAGAAGCATTCCGCTTTATGGTATCATTTGCTACTTCGCTAGCAATGGTAGAGAACAAAATCTTTATTGGCAATGGTAACATTATCAGTTTGATTCTACAAGACGAACTGCTACACAAAGGCTGGACAGCCTATTTGATTAATCAAGTGGTAAAAGAAGACAGCAGGTTTGCCGAAGCGAAAGCAGAATGTGAATTAGAAGTGTATAATCTATACATGGATGTTATTCATGAAGAAAAAGCATGGGCTGATTATTTGTTTAAGTTGGGTCCTGTCATCGGATTGAATGCAAACATTCTAAAAGACTTTGTGGACTACACAGCAGTAGGTGCATTGAAGGAAATAGGCATCAAATATAATAATCCTGCTCCAAAATCAACACCTATCCCCTGGTTCAACAAGCATAGTGATACAAGTAAAAAACAAACAGCTCTACAAGAAAGTGAGAGCACAAATTATGTAATCGGAGTCATGGGCGAAGGCATTGACTACGATGCACTACCAGCATTATAAGGAAAGAATATGAAAGCTATTGTATGGTCTAAATACCACTGCCCTTATTGCGATCAAGCAAAGGCACTATTGAAACAACGAGGTATTGAGTTTGAAGAACGTAAGATTGGAGACGGATATACTCGAGAAGAACTATTGGAAGCTGTTCCAACAGCACGAACAGTTCCGCAGATTTTTATCGGCGAAGAACTGATTGGTGGATTTACAGAACTTAAAGCACATTTAGAAAAGGTATAATATGTTAATCAATAAAGGCGTAAGCGCAGGCGAAGTTATTACACTCAAACTTACCAGCGGTGAAGAGATTGTAGCTAAACTATCAGAAGAAACAGATGCTTACTATAAACTAAGTAAGCCAATGGTTATTGGTATGGGACAAAAAGGTCCAGGTTTAATGCCATACCTTTTCACAGTTAGTCCTAATACTGATGTCCGTTTGTTAAAAACAACTGTAACAGTAGCAGAAGCAACGGACGAAGGATTTGCCAAACAATTCCTTGAGTCAACTACTGGTATTGCACTGAGCTAATATTATGCCACCAGTAGCAAGAATTGGTGATTCAATTGCAACAGGACACGGTTGCGATGGTACAACTACCCTTACTGGTCCATCGGGTAATGTATTTGCAAATAACCTAGGTGTAGAACGCCAAGGTGATCCTACTGTAGTTCACAGATTGACCGGCCGAGGATGTTCAGTAAGTCATACTGCTGCTATCAATGCAGGATCCGGAACAGTATTTGTTAATAACAAACCAATTGCTCGAATTGGTGATTCTGCAGATGCTGGTTCAATAACTTCCGGCTCGTCGACTGTTTTTGCTGGTTGACATATATCTGCAGTTAGTTTAAAATACACACATGAATATATTTTTAGACATGGATGATGTTGTCGCCGATTGGATGCAACATGCCCGTAGCATTGTAAAACGCAACTGGGAATACGGACAACGTATTCCTGATAGTGATTGGGCTAGGCTCAAAGATGACAAACGATTTTATCGATCGTTGCCTTTAAAAGAAGGCGCCTATGATCTAGTCAATTGGTGTAGGACATATCATGCCAAGACTGGATGTGGGCTGTATTTCTTAACAGCACTTCCTCATGATTATTCTATGCCCTGGGCGGCACAGGATAAGGTATGGTGGGCTAATGAACACTTCCCGGGTATTCCAGTTTTCTTTGGTCCTTTCAGCTACGACAAGTATCGTCACTGCACTAGCCCAGAAGACATTCTAATTGACGATCGAACTAGCAACTGTCAAGAATGGCAGAGCGCCGGTGGCCGCGCTCATATCTATAGACAATGGCCCGAATGTAAACTTTGGTTAGAAAAGGAACTTACTCTCACATGAAAATAGCAGTAGTTGGCGCAGGTATTGCAGGCATTACAGCGGCATACTATTTGGCCAAAGAAGGTTATCAAGTAACTGTATTTGAACAAGAAGCATATCCTGCTATGCGGACCAGCTACGCTAATGGCGGGCAAGTGTCTGTTAGTAATAGTGAAGTATGGACCACTTGGAGTAATGTTTATAAAGGCATCAAATGGATGTTCAAAAAAGATGCTCCACTGCTGATTCGTCCTAGACTAGACTTGGCGCAATGGCGTTGGATGGCTAAGTTCTTGTATTACACTTCCAAAGGTGTTTACAAACAAAATACCATTAAAACTGTAAGCATGGGTTTAAAGAGTCGAAAGCTCTACGAAAAAATTATTCAAGAGGAAGGAATTTCTTTTGACGAATCTAAGTGCGGCATCCTACACTTCTATAAAGACTATGATTATTGGGACAATGCACAAGAAGCAGTATCATTGTATAATGCAAACGGTTTGTCTAGAGAAGAAGTTAATCCTGCATACGTATCAGTAGTTGATCCTGCACTTAAAGATATCGACGGCATAGTTGGCGCAACTATTACAGGAAGTGATTGGACCGGCGATATACATAAATTCTGCTACGAGTTAGCAGGAGTATTGAAAAACAAATACGGTGTTACATTTCACTACAACTGGCAAATTAATCACATTGAAGAAGTATCCTGTTACGATGCGGTTGTTATCGCCAACGGTGTCGGTAGTACCGCATTGGCAAAAACTGCCGGCGACAACATTGATGTCTATCCAGTTAAAGGTTATAGCATTACAATTAACAATGTTGATCCCCAATATCTACCTAAGGTAAGCCTACTTGATGATCAAGCAAAGATTGTTACAAGTAGTTTGGGTAATCGTTTCCGTGTTGCAGGTACTGCGGAACTCACCGGAGAGAACTATGACATTCGTAGAGATCGTATCCAACCATTGTTAGATTGGGTACATAAAAACTTCCCCAATATCAACACACATGATTACTCACAATGGGCCTGCTTAAGACCCATGACACCAAATATGATGCCAATTGTTGGTCCTAGTAAGACCACCAAAAATGTGTATTATCATACAGGACACGGCCATTTAGGCTGGACCCTGTCCCCCGCAACTGCTAAATTATTAGTACAACAAATTAAAGGAGACTTAAATGTCAGCAAATAGATTTCAAGATTTCGCAAAATTAGTAGAAACAATGGAAGGTGACTTCGAAAAGTTCTACGACAAAGAAGTTGGCGCTGCCGGTACTCGTGTACGCAAGCACTTACAAGAACTAGCCAAACTTTGCAAAGAAGTTCGAAACGATGTAACAGCCGTTAAGAACGCTCGAAAAGAATCAGCAGCCAAATAATCTGTCAACGGAACCCCAGGTAAATACGTTATATACTTACAAGGGGTATATTATGAAAAAACTTTTAACTGTTCTTTTATTAACTGTTAGTGCTACAGCATTTGCTCAACATCATCATGGTTGGCGCCATCATGGGCACCGCAGTGGTCCTAGTTTTGGTTATTGGGTAGCACCGTTGATTATTGGCGGCATAGCCGGAGCAGCGATTGCTAGAGAAAATCCGCAACCGCAACCTCCTGTGATTGTGCAACAACCACCACAGACAGTAATTCTACAACGTCAAACAGTTTGTACTGAGTGGAAAGAAATACAGAATCCCGATGGACAAGTCTATCGTGAAAGAACCTGTACTCAATAAGGAATACACTATGGCAAAATTTAAAGCACACCATCCCCGTTCTGTAAAAGCTACTGCTCGTAGAGTACTTAAGAAAAAGAAATAATGGCATACTCAGACAAAGTCATTGACCACTACGAAAATCCACGTAACGTAGGATCGTTTGAAAAAGATGATCCTACTATAGGGACCGGAATGGTCGGTGCACCTGCCTGTGGTGATGTAATGAAATTACAGATAAAAGTTGAAGATGGAATTATCACTGATGCAAGATTTAAAACATATGGTTGCGGAAGTGCAATTGCCTCGAGTAGTCTTGTTACCGAGTGGGTTAAAGGCAAGACGTTGGACCAAGCCGCAGCTCTTAAAAATTCAGAGATTGCTGAAGAACTCGCCCTGCCCCCAGTCAAAATCCATTGTTCAATCCTTGCTGAAGATGCAATCAAAGCAGCCGTAAATGATTACCGTAACCGACACAGCCAGCAAGAAAATCAAACAGCTTCTGTCTAAACGCGGTAAAGGTATTGGCATACGTTTAGGTGTAAAAACTACAGGCTGTAGCGGACTTGCTTACACATTAGAATATGTTGATAGTTATACTTCTGAACAAGGAGTTACTAACTATGCTCAACCAGACTTTGCAGTACTAGTTGATGCAAAATCACTTGTCTATTTAAATGGACTTATTGTTGATTGGGTTCGTAATGGACTCAATGAAGGATTTGAATTTCGAAATCCTAATGAACGTGATAAATGTGGTTGTGGGGAAAGTTTTAGAGTATGACAAAGTATTGGTCAAGAGAAGATACACAATATTGGATAGCACAGCTAGAAAATCGTTTGGAAGATATAGATTATTATTTGAACCGCACAGTCGAATGGTGTGAAAACAATGGCCACTGGGATCAAGAAAAAGTTTTCAGTTTGACTTTTGTTACAGTAATTTGGGTGTGTTACATGCGCGGTGAAGATGTAAGCCGGCAGGAAATCTATGAACTTTTGGGCATTGAAGACTACTATGATTGTGAAGATCATGTAATGGAATTGGGTAGTCAACTTAGCGGAATGGATTGGGAAGAAATGCTAAATTTGGTTGCTGAAACCTTTTCAAAAGACTAGACAAATTTATAAAATGACAGTATAATACAAGTTGTGTTTAACTGTTAGGAGTTTGATTTGTCAATGCATTTAGAAGGCCCTTGGTTATCTACTACTGGTAAACGAAAAGGCAAACAAAAGTTTGCATCTGCTGATGCCAAACGAAAGAGTGAACAATTGGACAAAGAATGGCGAGATCTGCAGAAGCGTTGGGGCGTTGAATTTGAAGAAAAGAAACGCAAACGTGCATTAGAAGCAGAGCCGCTTTCTTACAAACTATCAGTTCCCGCTGGCCGTAGTACTACTCATATTAAGAGTCTAGGTCAAGACAATGGTGTAGCTACCCTTGCTCAACCTAAAGTCTATACAGGTACTAAGGTTAAGGGTATTGCCACTATGCATAAGAGCAATGCTGTGCCTGTTTTTAGTGATGAACAGGCCATAGATATTTCCAAAATGCGTAGATAAGTAAGTAACTATCATAAAAAGGAGAAGTAAATGATTAAATTCATTAAAATCTTACTTGTATTGATTGGTCTAGCACTTGTTGGATGGATTGGATACAAAGCGGTCATGTATAAACTTGACCCAAATAAGCAGTTAGTTATGAACAATAGTTCAGTGACTGCTGAAGTTAGAAACAAACAATTAGAATGTTTGGCTCGTAACATTTATTACGAAGCAGGTAATCAACCTTTCGAAGGTAAGGTTGCTGTAGCACAGGTTACTATTAATCGTGCAGAAAGTGGACAGTTTCCAAAAGATATCTGTCAGGTAGTTTATCAAAAGAATGTAGTCTATGAAAAGGTCTTGTGCCAGTTCAGTTGGTACTGCGAAACTGCTACTATGACTAAACCAAAAAATACGGCTATGTTTAAAGAAAGTGAAATGGTTGCAAGGCAGGTACTCCTAGAAGGATTCCGGTTGCCTAGCCTCCAAAAGGCACTATACTTCCACGCTACTCATATCAATCCAAAATGGAATAGAGAACGAGTAGCAACAATCGCTGGTCACGTGTTTTACAAATAAGGGGATATTATGAAAGTTGATTTGAGAGATCTAGTTAATCTTAAAAGAATGCGAGACAGTCTTACTGAAAATATCGGACATCTCAGTGCAGAAACACTTGGATGGATTGGTGTTATTCTAGTACATTTGGCAACCATTCCTACGTTAGTTGCAGTATTAACAGGATTAACTGAAAAGTTACCCCCAGTTGATATGATTGCTCTAATGTGGTTGGGCTTGTTTACATTCTTTGTCCGATCAGTGATTGCCAAAGACCTGTTGAACATTATCACAATTGGTTTTGGATTTTTTGTCCAAGCCATGTTGATGGCACTGATTATTTTTAAATAACCAAACTAGTTGACCCTATAAGCCTCTGATAGTATAATACATACTACAGAGGCTTTTTACATTAACACACAGAAAGGCA